ATGGTACGAAATGTAGGTAAACAATTTGAAGATAATTTTAAGAACAGTGTGCCAAACTATGTACTCTCCCACCGTCCACCTGATTCAGCTCAAGCTTTTGATGTGGGATCAACAAATAAGTTAAGATTCAGTCGTCACAGCCCATGCGATTTGATGGTATTCGATGGATCACGAAATCTTTTTCTCACACTTGAATTAAAAACATTTCAAGGTTCATGTAGTTTTGAACGTGATAAAAGCGAAAAAGGAATTGTGCATTATTATCAGATTAAGAGTTTAAAAGATTTTGCACAATATAATCGTGTTATAAGCGGATTAGTATTGGACTTTCGTTCAAGTGATAATACATATTTTTTAAATATTAATCAATGGGATGAATTTATCTCACATATAGAAAAGAAAAGTTTCAACGAAAAGGATTTGCTTGAATATGCAAGTCCTATTTTAATTCATAAAGAGAAATTAAAAGTAAATTATAGATATGATTTAGAATCATTTTTAAATGATGTCAATTATTAAAATCGTAGTTAGGAGAAGAAAATATGAAGAAAAGTTTACTCAAGGTAAAAAACACAATCACATTTGAAGATAAACTCAATGCAATTGATCTTATTCTGAATGCTTTTTGGGATGATGAAACAGGTGAATATACACCTTGGATGGAAGAACCTGCACGAATTATTGCAGTTGGAAAATATTTTATTGAAGGATATACACTGGAAGATGGTGAAAATATTTTTAAATTATATCTTTCAGATGATGATTTAAAGAGTCTTATTGATACATTTATCAATCCAGACTATGAGTCAAGATGTGAATCTGTAAAAGAATACATTAAGGTTATGGATTTTGTAGACAAGATGGTTCATGACAAACTTGAATGGACTAAGCAGAATATCATTCATGCAAATCCAGATATGGATAGAATTGTAGAAGGTGTTAATGTATTTATTGACGCATTTAAGAATTTTGCTAATCTTGACCTTACTGCTCTTACACCAGAAATGGTTAAGGACGGAGTATCTTTTATGGAAAAACTGAAAGAATCTGGTTTTGAAATTAATGCAGAGAATCTTACTAAGATTGTAAAAGATGCTGCGGCATTTAATATTGACAAAGCTAGCCAGGATATTATTGATGCTAAGAATGAGCAGATTAAGAAACTACAAGAAGAAAACAGAGAACTCAAGAAAGTTAAAGGAAATTTCAGTGCTAGAAATGTAATGAATGATGGATCTAGTAATAAGAACAATAATAAGACTGGAACTAAAGTAACAAAAATGGATAAGAAGAAATAATATTTAACATTTGATACTGGTAAAATATTTCACCACACCAGTTCTCAACTATTAGCGTGAAACGTGATCGTAAATATTTAAGCCCACGTTTACCATATTTACCACTAAGCTAATTAGTGATATTACAATACCGTAATTCATGTATGTATACCTCCTTACCAAAATAATATATCTATGATAAAAGGTCATAGAAACTTTCAGCGTAGAGGATATGGGTTCACGCCTGCCCGTAGGCGACCGCATAGTTGAGAAACTGGTTCCCTGAGAATGGAAGTACATTCTCATGATATCTTTTAAATATCTCCACCCAAGGAATATTTTACCAGATTATATCGTGTAGTTCAATCAGAACATTTGTTTAACAGAGAGTACTACTCTCCTATTTTATACGGAGGAAATTATTATGGGAATAATTATGGATGCAATTGATGCACAAATTATTAGACCAAGAGTTGAAGCTGCTGAACAAGAAGGTTTTCAAATGACTCAGACAGATATTCAGAATTTTTATTCAAGTGGATCGCCTGTAAAATATATCAGAACTGGGACATATGAAAGTTCACCCCGTTCATCTGGTGTATCTGGTGGTAATGGAAATTATCATTATGATATTCATTTGAATGTAGCAGAATATCCTTACGGCAAACATAGTGGTTTGCAGATCATGAGTGATATACAAAATAACGGTAGTGGGGTTTTGGGTACTTCTGGTACATGGGATGATGCTGTACAGGATATTATAGAAGCTGCAAAAGCTAATTTTAGCTAAGAGGTATAGCTATCAAAAATCTATAAGAAAGAAATAAAATAATGTAACAATGAAACAACATGAATCCTAAATTTCATCGTGCGATATAATGCAAAAAGAAAAGAAGTCACTATGAAAAACATAGTAACTTCCCTCTCCCTCTCTTTACGACCTATATACACTTGTTTCCTCTTCTCATCTCCTGATAGACTTTGGATTATTCTTTGTAGAATTTGCAAGAAAATTTTATTCCGTTTTGTAAACTAAAACTGAATTGCAATTCTCTTGCTTTCTTGGAAAGAATACGATGGATGGCAAAGTATCCTAACCCAAGTAACCCAAAGTCAAAACCATGTGACAGTATTAGGTCAACCATGTTTCACCTCCCTTCTGTTATTATCAACTTCGGGGAAATGATTCGTGGAGAACCCACGTAGATTGGATATTTCCATAAAGAGGTACTCACTTTCTCTGTCTTAGCAGAAAGCTTGGTTAATAAGTTACACTTCAAAGATGACTTTGATTCTTTATGATTATATCGCAAATGAACAATCAACACAACAATAAAATCGCTACTGATAGATATATAAAAGAAAAGAAGCTACTATGCGATATGGTAACTTCTCTTTCTACGTCATGAAAATTTCATATGATCTCTCTTCTCCTATTTTTCAGCACTTAATCTTTGTAGAACGAGCAATTAATATCTATATCCACAAGTCCGATATGAAAATGAAAATTTTTTACTCTCTTTGCGAAAATATGGTTGATACTAAAACATACAACACAAAGACCTGCAAATTTCAGTGCATAATCAAGTATAAGATCAATCACGATTTACCTCCTTTCTGTTAGACTACAACATTCAGGAAAATAAATTGTGAAGAACTCACAGAACTTATAAAGATTTTCATGAGATGTTATACCTTTCTTAATAAGCAAAGGTGTTTACAAGTTACACTTCTCAGCACGTAGCTTCGATTCTTTTTAATTATATCGCAGAAATTTAGACAATTCAATAAATAATATCGTAGTTCACTCTCCTTTCTTTCGGAGAGTTTTATTTTTTTGTAAGAAAGGAGAATAAATTACTATGGGAGCGCAATTTCAAGTTGACGTAAATGTTGTTACTCATGGTGCAGAAAAAGTTAATGAGCTTGAACAAAAGTTAAGCAAAATGCAAAATAAATCTGTTGATATTAAATTCAATGTTCAAGGTCAAAATCAAATTAACAATATTATACAACAACTCCAAAATGTTCAGAGACAAGGAATAAACCTTAATCTCAATAATAACAATATGGCACGTTCTGCACAGAATGCAGCACGACAGTATGCGCAAAATTTTCAACGCCAGATAAATTCTTCAAAATTAAAATATAATATTGACACAGGAAAATATGCAGCCGCATCATCCAGAATGAGCAAACAATTAGGGGCATATGGAACTCAAGATACTGCAAATATTCAAAAGGCTACAGCGGCTCTAGCTTCATATAATCAGGCTTTAGATAAACTTCAAAATCATTACAATGGATCTAATGTTTTAGGTAAAAAACAGTTACAACAAACTTTTCAAGATATAACTAAAGCAGGAGATACTTTTAAGAATACTTTGTCTCAAATTAGAGACGAATCGTCAAAAGCATTATCTCCGACAGTTGCTAGTGCATCTGGAAATAAAGTTGTTGAGTATATGAACGCTAACTCAAGGGCGGTTAAGAAATATGGCGCAAGTCTAAAAACACTTGAACAACAATACCGCTCAATGACAACTATTGAAGAAAAGGCAAACTATGACAAGGTTTTTGCAAATTTAAAATCAAGAATTAGTGCAGAAGGACTATCAGGAAATTCATGGTTTGGCGAATTAAAACGTGCCACAGGACAGATTGCGCAATTTGCTGGTGTATATGGTATGTTGCAAAATACTGTAATGCAAATACCATACAAAGCAATTACGGCAGTAAAAGATTATGATGCTGCTATGACTAATATGCAGATGGCAACAGGTATTTCAAATACCCAAGCGCAAGAACTGATGAATACTTATTCAGACATGGGTAAGCAATTAAAAGTTACTGGTGTCGATGTTGCTACTTCTGCTACAGAATGGATGAAACAAGGTAAAACAATTGAAGAATCAAACAAACTTGCACAAGATTCTATTGTTTTATCCAAGATTGGTAATTTGTCTTCCGATGATGCTACAAGAACCATTACCGCTGCTATGAAATCATATGATTTGAATGAGTCTCAAGTTATGGATTTTGTTGATCAGATTTCTGCAATTGATATGGCTTCTGCTACTGATGTTGGCGGTCTTGCAGATGCTTTTAATGAAGTTGCAGCCAATGCCAATCAAGCAGGAATTAGTACAAAACAACTTCTCTCCTATGCTGCTGTAATTGGTGAAACAACTCAGGAGGGTATGTCTTCTGTTGGTACATCTCTTAATGCTATCTTTTCTCGTATGGGTAATATTAAACTTTCACGTTTAAAAGATTATCAAAATGGTGGAGAAGATTTATCTAATGTAGAAACTGTATTGAGAGGTGTTGGAATTTCACTTAGAGATACAGATGGAGAATTTAGAAATTTTGGTGATGTATTAGACGAAACTGCTGGTCGATGGTCTGAATTTGGCACAGTCCAGCAGAGGGCAGTTGCACAGGCTTTCTCAGGAACCAACCATATGAATGATTTTATGGTGTTAATGCAACAGTACTCTAAAGCACAAGAGTATATGCAAATTGCGGATGATGCTTCTGGTACATCAATGGAAAAATACAGTGCCTATACAGATTCTCTTGAAGGTAAACTTGAAGGACTTAAAAGTACATTTGAATCATTGTCTAGTACTGTATTAGATTCTGATGCATTAAAAGGTTTTGTAAGTGGTGGCACAGAGGTTTTAGGATTAATTGATAAATTAACTAATTCTTTGGGTGTCATGGGTACTGTAGCAGTTGGAGCAGGTATTTTCCAAGGTAAAAACAACAGCGGTAAGAGTACATGGGATTCGCCCCATGCATTTTTCAAAATGACTTATGCCGCTTGAGAGTTTAGCAGTAATGTGTACGAGCTTATTTATAAGCAAGGACTCTCTGGTGACTTTCTAAAATGGAGTGAGCGGTAACGCGCTACTCTTCTGTATTGAATTTCAGAACGGGAAACTTTCATAGTTCAAAAGGCTATGTCACATGAGTTTGGTACTAAACTTATATTTAATAGGTATGAGTGGCAAATCCGAAAGGATGCGGTATAGTAACAATCCAAACTACGAAGTAATCCGCAGGTAGGGCTTCATTATAATGGATGCCGACCTCAACGAGCGTAACGAAAGTATGGTTCTATATAGAATCATAAAAATGCACTCTAGCGATAGGGAAGATGGATGCCCGATAAATTCAGGGATAGTTTCTATATACTACTCTTCCATCAGCAGTTGGGAATTATTTATATATGGTTGTATCGACATATATAAATATTGCAAATATAGAATTAATGATACAATTTAATTAAAATCAATACTTATATGTAAGATACGTCATTCCAATTAAACAAAGTAACGCAATAATCATACATATATAAATTAAAATTTTGCATATTTTCTCATACATACTTATATCACTCTCCTATTAATTATAGGAAATATTATATCATATGAATGGTGAAAACATTTTTAAATTGCATAATCAGCTAAATTATTGACATAATCGTAGATTTAGAATATACGTTCTGAATTGTATAGTGTCGTACTCTGTCGTATAATAGTGTTATGGTAAATTTTACCAAATAATTATACGAAAGAGGGAAATATTTATGAAAATAACCAACAAGATGAAATGGGATACTATTGATAGCATTGAATCATTTCTAGGTAATTATGGAAATCATCAAAACAGGAATGGTGCAAATAAAGAACCTGATCTTGAAAAAGCAATGAATGAATTAATTGATAATCTTCATGAATTTGTTAAAACAGGTTCAAGATATGATGTTTCTAATTTTATATATGGATTATCCTTTTTAATGCGACATTCACAATATGGAGAAATACAGGATGAAGATAAGATTGGAGCACAAAATAGTGGATGTGTATATATGGTTAATTATACATTAGGTGATGGAAATACAATATCTAATCGTCATCCAGGTTTATGTATAACCCCTTATGGTAAGAAATGTTTTGTTATTCCAATGCGATCTGGTTTTGATGATCGTACTAAAAAAATGAAAAAAGATTTCGAGGAAGCATATCATCCAACAGAGAATCCAAATGGCAAAAAACGATGTCGAAGAGGATTAACTAAAGAAGGTTTTGCTAAAGATTGTATATTAATGATTGATGATGCACAATTTGTATCAGTTGATGCAATTGAGAAAAATATGGGTTGCATTAGTATAGATACATTTCATTTAATTGAAAAACATCTATTAAGAGTATCTATGCCTTGGATATGGTTACAACTTAGAATGTATTTAACACGATGTAAAGAATTTGAATCTTTAATAAATAATCAAACACGACAAATTACAATGTTAGAAGAAAAAATTAAAGAATTAGAAGATTTATTGGAAGTAAAGAAGTCTTAACATGTCGAATAGAAACCTTTACTTATAAGAAAGAACAGCAATGGGGTTGGGTTCCGAATAATCCCCGTATGAAATATTAACGACAAAATATTTGTTTTCTTTAAGCGTAGCATCCTAGAACAACACCCTAAGCCAGATCAGGCTGGGATGTGTACATAACTTTGGGTAAGTAAGCGATTGCTCTTTATTCGGAGAGAGTTGACTGTAAATAGAAGTATTCACCCCAGTCAGCATTTACTTATTAGTATTTGCTGACAATTGAGGGGACGTTAAAATATTATTCATAGATTTCTAGTTTTTAACGATGTGTAAAATCTATCTTTTATTTATAATCTGTAAGAAATTATTCTTACACTTACCTCAATAAATCTTTTTTAATATTTTTAGCGAATGCTATTAAATATAACTACATGCAAAAAGCCCACTCTTAATTGAGATGGGCTTTACTACATTTTGCACAGACTTAATTGATCTTTAAAGATAATTGGCAACAAAACTTAATTGCGAAAGAGTCTAGTAGATTTGGCTAGGCTCTTTCATTTTATATAGCCTTCCATGCTCGAAGACTTATGATCACAATAGCCTGAGATGGCATAATCTCAATTATGATTTTTTTATATAAAAGGACTCTTAAATGAGCAAATAAAATAAGAACCTTTAAATAGGTAAATACAAAAGAGACTATCATAACGGTAGTCTCTTTTGTATTATTAAAGTATCAAAATCATTACTTTGTTTTCTATAATTTTGAAGAATGGAAAACATTTATTTTATCCTCAAGGTGGTGATATATTGTCAAAAAGATTTTATAAATTGTACCATTATGTAGCAGAAACTTTCTATCCTGATGTAGTAGATCAAAAAGTTTGTGATATTGCTTTTTGGTTTGGTGACAGATATTGTGATAGCCAAAATAAACTGTGTAAATTATTTTGGTTTATTATTTTTCATACATATTGGATTCTCTCAGATATTGAACAATTTTGTAGCGAAAAACTATTATATTGGATTGGCAAAAAGTTCTATCTTGAAACTAGTGAATACAAACAGTATGATGAAAAATTTAAACATTATATGTCATAATTTATCTCCGAGGTGATTGCATGTTTAAAAAGTTTTATAAATTGTATCATTATATTGCCACAATTTTTTATCCAAATGTTATAGAAGAAATTTCAACTAATATTGCATTTTGGTTGTGTGATAAACGCTTGAATAGCCAAAATAAAATAAGCAAATTATTTTGGTCAATAGTTGGACATGTTTGTAATTTTCTTATTTATGTCATATGTTATATCATCGAAAGTCTACTCTACTGGCTTGGCAAAACATTTTACTCAGAAACAGGTGAGTATGAAGATTATGATTATAGTGATCAATCAAATTTTGCTTAATTCATAAATTTATCCTCACAGAAAGGTGGTGTCATATATGATGAATCTGCCAGCTATAAGATATGATCTCAAAAAAGTTTATTTTCAAATATTTGAAATTCAAAAAATAGTTAAATCCAGAAGAGAAAATTTGGGTTATCCTATGTTTGATATTGAATACGATAAAATAACAGGTGAATATTCTATAAAATATTTATAATCACGGTTCCCACTTATATCACAATTATTGTACTTTTCTTTTGTTATATTCTAACTCTTGTACGAAAGTAGGTGATATTATGTTAAATTCAAATCCTATAAAGCGACTTTTAAATCTTTTCAAAAAAGAACCTGCATCTACACCAGAGTTACAAGAACTTTATAAAATAATTGATGATATGTTAGATGATTTAGGTTATCCAAAAGATTTTTATTATTATCAACTTAATCAACATAATGATGAATAATTATATATAGTTCAGACATTAATGTTTTGTTTTAAGTATTGACATCCAATCTATGATGTAATATACTTAAACCTGTAAACAACAGGAGGTATATAGATGTCAGACGTAAGAGATGTGTTTATCACAGCCGAAGTTTCCAAAGAATTAGATATAACTCCTGCATATTTGGTTAGACTTGCTAAATCGTTACAATTACCTGAGAGTGATTTTAGAGGAACATCAAAAGGTAGTTATTTGTTTAATCGAGATGCAATAGAGAAAATTAAATCTAATTTGAAAAGGAAATGACAAGAAGATTAGTTTATATACTAATCTTCTTTTTTATTATTCAAATTTACTATTGACTTTTTGTCTATCATAAAGTATCATGTACTTGTAACTTATTGATAGACAGAAAGTTGGTGTTATATGTCTTCAAAAATGGGACGACCTCTTTCTGATAACCCAAGAAATCATAAAATGTTTATTCGTCTTACTGATGAAGAACATGATTTATTGGTAAAATGTTGTGAGATAACAAATAAATCTAAAGCTGAATTAACCAGAGAAGGATTGAAACTCATAACAGATAAAATATTAGAAAGAGAATAAACAATGAGAACCGCAGCATCCGGCAAGATCACAGCGATTCTCATACATACCCGTTGAAAACGGACATATTCATTTTACTCTATGTCTTGTAAAAAATCAAGATAGGAGAAGTAAATTATGAATGATTTAAAAATTTTTAACAACAGCGAATTTGGTAACTTAACAGTTGAGGTAGGATCTGATAATACCATACTATTCTTTTTAAATGAAGTATGTATGCATTTAGGATATACTAAGACAGCAAAAGGAAAGAAATATTTACGCAAGGATAAAATCGTAAATATTTGTGAAAGTCTTGATATTCAAGGGTTGTCACTTGGTGACAACTTTTCACCAATTACTTTAGATACTGATTTCAATAATGTTAGGATTACAGAAGATGCTCTTTATGATTTAATATTAGAATCCAAAGCAAAGAATGCAAGACAATTCAGATTATGGGTGACAAAAGAAGTTCTTCCTCAGATTCGCAAAACAGGTGGTTACATTCCTATTAAAGAAGATGAGCCGAATGAATTATTTTTAGCCAGAGCTGTTCAGATTGCAAATGAAACAATCAAACATAAGGATGAAATTATTGCTAACCAGAAAAAGAGAATTATTGACTTAGAGGTTACTGAACAGGATTGGAAATTACTCATGGACTCAAAAGGAACATTCAGCGTGAATGAGGTTGCACATTTCATAGGTATTGGTGAATATAAATTATTCTCCTATTTAAGAAATGTTGGAATTTTATTCAAGAATGAAAACAATGATAATGTTCCATATGAGAAACCTGTACATAAAGGTAAGTTTACTGCTATTCCTGCTATTGCTCCTGATGGATCTGCTCATTTACAGACAAGAATTTATCCAGATGGAATTTCATATATCACAAAGTTACTTCGTAAATATGGATATTTGGAGGTAGCATAATATGATAGTGGAAATGACAGATAGTTTAATTCATGTGGTGATACTGGATGTTTCTGGTGTGTATGTACAGATACATAATGATGGATATTTTGATAAGATGTCTTTAGATGAGATTGAGAATCAATATAAAGATAAATCTCATTGGAGAATTGTAATTATATAAAAAGAAAAGACACTTTGACAACGCGTTTGCCTTAGTGTCTTTTAAATAGAAAATAAAAGTTCACACGGGGTATTAAACCCATGCTATCAGATCTGTATTTCTACTTCACTGATGAGTCGCTTGCAAACTCACAATTAATCTCAGCTGAAAATTCTTTTAGATTAATAGTTGCGTTGAGGGAAGTCGGATGATTCCGAAGAAGCATCCAGATAACAACGACTACTACTCCTGATAAAAGAATTGATTTAATCGTTGACCCTGCAAGCTTATGTTGGTGTTGCTTTTGTTTTTTCGCTCTGCTCATTTCTCACCTCCTCCCTAGTGATTAAGTCACTACTCTGGTTAGAAGTGGAAAAATGTTGGACAGAACGTCCAGAATTATATGAACTTCTGATAGGGCGCACCTCGACTTTCTTATGAGAGTGCATGGGTTGATAAGTTACTATGTGGGTACGTACAAGCCACTCGTACGCTAGTGGCATCCCACATGGTAAATTATACCATTATTCTACAATTTGTAAATCAAGAACCTATGTTTTGTCATATTATGACAGTTCATAGTGTGCTATTTTGTGTATTTTTGAATGAATAATGATGATGCCAATATATATGGTGTGATTTTTAAAGGCTAATTTCCATTGATTTGTTCCCATATTATATCTTGTTATATATGTTGAATTTTATCATACTTTGTCTTATAATAATATAATAAAAGAAAAGCTTTGGGAGGTGACAGTATGCGTGATGAAGATTTTAAATGGTTTCTAAAAGAATATAACAATCTGTTTAAAAGGTATGGACATAAATTCTTAGCGATTAAAGATAAGGCTATTCTTGGTGCATACAATGAATTTGCAGAAGCAATACATACTACTGCAAAAACGCATGAGATTGGAACATTTATTATACAAGAATGTGATGGAACTCCCGCAGCTTACACATCATCTATTGTAACGGTAGGAGTAATCAAAGGGAGATAAATAAAGGTTGGGAACAATAAGGGCATTTACTTGTACAGGTACAACAGTATTATCTAAATTACAAACAGATGTACAAGTTCATTCAGATTTTCGTACAGATCAATCAGAACACTCATTAACATGGAAAGCTGTTTGGGACACAGGAGCAACAAACACTTGTATTTCACATAGGATTGTTGATGATTTACACTTAACTCCAATTGGGAAAACAAATGTGCGCACAGCAAATGAATTAGTGGAAACAAATGTTTATTGTATTGATATAATGTTGCCTAATAAATTGACTATAAAAGATGTAAGGGCGCAAGCATTAGCTTTATATGACTGTGATTTGCTCATTGGAATGGATATTATTAGATTCGGAGATTTTTCTGTAACGACAAATAATGGGAAAACTATATTTTCGTTTAGAACTCCATCAATAAAACATATTGATTTTGTAAAAGAACTCGATGAACAAGAGAAAGCATTAAGACTTTAGTTTAGAGAACCAGTTTAATCCTGGTTCTCTTCTATTTTATATCCACCTTATAGAAAGCAGGTGATTTATATGTTGTTACTTCCAGTAATTTGGTTTGATTTAAGAGAATATTATTTTAATCTTTTTGAAGTATTTGAGGTTATTGATTCTTATAGTAGATATGTTTAATTTCACCATTTGTAACCGCATTCATTTTTTATCACCGAATTTTAATTGAAGCCAAACACAGATTGCCGCAAAAATAATATACAATATACATTTTAAGATTTTACTATCACCTGATATTTTTAATATTCCAAAATGTATTACTACTATGGTTGTAAATGCTAATATCGCAGCAATAAGAGTTAAAAATGGTGCTAAACATCCAACGTATTCACCTCGTGTATATGCAGAGAAAGCTAAAAATGCGAATATGAGTAAACAGACTATAACTTGAACCATTATGATAAACTCCTACTCTTTTATTGGAATTTAAGAAAATGAAAAAGAACGATTGACGCCCCATTGTAATTTTAAAATACCATCTTTATAATTTGATGAAATGATAAAATATGCTTTTTTATTATTGTCAGAATCAGAAGAATCATAGCTTTTATCATTAAAATCAGTAGTAAAATTAAAGCATTCTCCGTTTTCCTTTTTATATTGTTCCTTTGATTCATCCGTCCCATTTGGAGGAAGTGATGTATATTTTTGTACATATTTATAATTTTTCAAATCATTTATAATGTGTTCATATTCATCATTACCACATTGTGTATTCCATTGAAAATAATAGGCGTTCCTATCTGGATTTAAAGACCATTCGTCTTGTTTGTCAAAATAAAGTAATGATAATGTTCCATCGTATTTATCACAAATATTATAGTTATTCCAGAAAAATCGTGTATAATCATTACCATCTTCTTTTTCTGCCTTACCTAAAGTATTTTCACATTCATATGGATTAAGATTATCTGAAAACATCCATTCTGCTATATTTATTTGATCATTTGACGATCCGCATCCTGATAATATCACTGTGCCAATTAAAATTCCTATTGTAAACTTTCTTTTCATATATGTAATATCTCCTTTAATGTAATATTTTATCATATTTGAGTAATAATTTCCACAGTATTTTGTTAAAAATTCCCAATAACAAAATATGTATTACATCGTAGATAATAAACGGAATAAAAGGTTATAGAACTCAAAAAAGTAATGTAAATGCATTAAAAGGCGTATTATCTTCCATGAATCAGATTTATGCTAGTGGTGGAAAAATACAAGAAGGTTTTTGGGATAATGTTCAGATGCCAGATAGCGTAAGAGCTGCATACGGATCAAACTTAAAGAAACTTACAAAACATATGAATGGTGTTGCGGATGCAGGTGGTGATGCAAAAGCAAGTTTAGAAGATTTGAACCGAATAATAATTCAAAACGGTGAAGCCGCTGTACAAGACACAACTCTTACTCAAAAACTTATTGGTGGATTAAAGTCTGTTGGTAGTACTGCTTTAAGTATGGCTGGAAACATGGCTTTAAATTTTGTTGTTTCAAAAGGATTAGAATGGGTTATAGGTGGAATTAGTGACTGGGTTAATCGTGACCAAATTGCCATTGATAATGGAAAGAAATCACAACAAACAATTTCAGACACATTTAATGAATTTTCCAAAGGCAAAACAACCCTCAATACATTAGGTCAATCATTTGCTTCGACCAATCAGCAAATTACAAGTACAGGTGATGCTATTCAATCTGTTGCAACTAAATATACAGAGTTGTCAAAGGGTGTTGATAAAAAGACAAACGCTAATATTGGACTATCAGATGAAGATTATCAAACATATCTTGACATATCAAGTCAATTAGCAACGCTATATCCACAGCTTCAATCTGGAACAGACGCTCAAGGAAATGCTATGCTTAATCTTGGGACTAATGCTAAAAATGCAGCAAAAAGTATCCAAGATCTATACTCATCTTCTATGTTGTCTGCTAATGTTAAAATTGGAGATGAATTACAACAAGCATTTAAAGGCGTTTCGACACAGGTTGATAAATATCAGAAACAAGTCGATGAATATGATGAAAAGGCTAAAGAATACAGAAAAAAATCATCAAGTGCTTATGATTTTGTCTTAACTGATTCAAAATTAAATGATTTTATTGAAAATCAATCTATACATCTTGATTCAAGAGAACTTGGAGATAAATATGGCGATTATATGGATCGTATTTCTGATATCTTTGATAAAAACAAAATCTCTTATGATATAATTAGTAGCGATCCAAGCTTAACAGATAAGAATGGAAATCCATATAGCACATCAGATTTATATATATCAGATCCAGATGTCACAAAAGAACAACTTCAACAAGTTGGAAAAGAAATCGCATCTTTTTCTGATGATCTTTCAAATAAATTTTCTGCCAAAGCATCAGAAATGGAATCAAAATCTGCATCTACGACTGCATTAATTCAAGATCAATGGAAAGGGATGACAGATTCTCTTGGTCAATATTTACAGACAACGGATTCTTTTGATAAACTTGATTCTAATTTGAAAACTAATTTACTAAAAAATCTTAAAAATCTTGATATTGAATCTTTATCAAAAGAATATGATGGTGATGCCTTACAGTTTATGTATGATAAATTTATTATGCCACTATCTAACTTGTCAAAAGATCAACAGCAAGCAATATCTGATGTATTAAATATTGACGAAGCAAAATCTACGGCAAGTAAATATGCAAATCAAGTCAATAGTGCATTTGAGAAGATTTTTCCCAATGACAAAAAACTTCAAGACCAATGGAAAAAGAATTTTGGACTTCAAGATATTATTGATGACAATAATAATCAAATAGAAACATTATCAAATAAATTCAAAGATGCAAAGTCAAAAATTACAAAGCTTGATCTCGGAACATTAACAAATGGCGATAGGGATATTGCATATAATCTTGTAATAGATGATGGCGAAGCATTTAATACATTTGATGAATTACAGAAACGTATTGCAGAGACAAAGCAAACTCTTTCAGAAAAAGACCTTTCCCTTGATGCAATGAAACAAGTAGTTGCTGATACTACAGCAAATTTATCTACATTACAATCTGCAACAAGTGAAGCTTCATCTGCTACGGGATTAACTGCTGATACAATTACCTCTATGGGCGGTATGTTCTCTGACATTGATAATTTTGATAGTGCTGCATTATTTAAAAACACTGCAAGTGGAGTGAAATTAAATACTAAAGCATTATCAAGTCTTTTAGCAGTTCAGCATGATATTAAAGCAAATGACTTTACACGTTCTATAGAAGAACAGACTAAAGCTATTGCAGAGCAAAACGATGTTGTGCAAGCTCAAACTAAAGGCACAGATGCATATAAGACAGAACAAGATAAATTAAAATCTATGTTTGCGGATTTGTCTGCATTACAACAAGCACAGTCACAGTATCACGCTCTTTATAAACAACAACAAGAACTCTTCTCTGATTATGGTCAGTGGCAACAAGCACAATCTACCGCTAATGCGGGTGATAAGTACAACAATATGGTTTCTGGTCTTAAAACGGCTAAAGAAGCGTGGGACAAAGGACTTATTGGAACAGATGATTTTAAATCATTTGCAAAACTTATCTCTCCATCTGGTGCAACAGATGATGTAAACTTTGCCGAAAACTATGCAAAAGCAGCCCGTTATCTTACAGAAGATGAATCTGGCGTAAAGGCATTCTTAAATGACTTATCTTCTAAAGGTCTTGCGGATTTCAATGAAGAATCTCAGCAATGGTCATATAACGTAAAAGATATGGCAGAAGCCGCTAAACAAATGGGTATGGGTAAAGACTTCATGTCCAATATGTTTGGTAGGCTTGAAGATTATGGATTCCATAATAATGTTATTTCTGATGCAGAAGATGGTGTTTTAAAATTATCAGATGCTTATTCTAATCTTGCAGAGTCAGAAGCTAGACTTGAAGATTTAAAGAAAAATGATCCTACTAATACTACTGCTATTGAGCAAGCAGAGAAGGAAGTTTCTGGATATAAGCAAGATATTGATGAACTTGGAACGAATCTGAAAGAAGTCGCTTCACATACAGCAGAGAATTATAATCGTGAACTTGAAACTGCTAAGAATCAGATGAAAACCCTTGCGGATGAACGTGAACGTATTTTAAAAAGTAATGAATACGGCGATAATACTCAAGCGGTTGCTGATTATATGCAGTCACAGATTGACCAACTAGGTCAGAATTATGGTCTTGATTCTTCTGCCCTTCAACAACAAGCAGATCAAGCTGCAAAAGCATATTCTGACGCATTACAAAATGCAACTATTGAAAATCCTGTTACACCTGATTTTGGTGAAGATACTGCTTCTGCTGATGCTTATGCTAGTGCAGTCGATAAAGTACAACAGGCAAATAAAGATAATAACCAGACATTATCAGATTCTATCAAAACATTACAACAATATAATTCAGAACAAATCAAAGGCATCGACTTATTGGATGGTGCTTATGACAGTGATGAATTAAAACCTGCGGAACAAGCGTTAGATAACATCTGTCAATCTCTTGGTCTTACGAGTGAAGAAGCAGGATTGCTTGGACAAGTTCTTGAGTCTATGGGAATTATCAAACCAGAAGTGGATGATTCTGAGGTTAAACAAGCTAAGACAGATGCAGAAGAAACAAAACAAACCTATGATAATTTAGGTGACAGTACAGTTTCTATTAATGCAGATGTTTCTGGTGAAGATAGTGTTGCGTCTTTTGTTGACCAATGTTCTTCTATTCAGCAAGGTATGACTACTACTATTACTGCTACGGTCAGTGGGGAAAGTGAAGTAGAATCTCTCGAAAGTGGTCTTGAGCAAATCCCAGATAATACTCCTACTACTGTTGATGTTACGGTTAATAATCAACAAGACTTAGATAATATTCAAAGTAAAGTTGATAGCCTTAATGCAGGTGGCAAGGATATTACACTTAATGCTCATATTAAACCAGATGGTGATAGCGAAGTAGAAGTTAAAGCGAAAGATACTACTGTAAAGGTTACACCTGATCCAAAGGAAGTTGAAGTTACTGCTAAACCTGTAAAAGTTGACGTACAACCATCACAGAAAGAAGTTAGTGTAAGTGCAAAGGTAACGAATAAGCCAAATGCAACTTCTCAAGGAACTATTAACTACAAAAAAGGTAGTGTTGAGAAAGCTGATGGTACTACTTCCCAAGGTATTATTAATTATAAAAAAGGTGATGTTGAAAAGGCAGATGGAACTGTCTCAACAGGTATCATTAACTATAATTTAGGTAATGTTGCTACTCCTACTGGTATGGTTGCTACTGGTGTAATTAACTATACATTAGGAAGCGTTGCTAAACCAGGCAAAGCCGCTGGTACATTTGGTCAATCCAGAGCATATGCACAAGGTAGTCTTAGTGATTTATTCTTTTCTCCTACTCCTGCTCATGCAAATGGAAATGTATCATTAGAACAGGATGAAACAGCACTTGTAAATGAACTTGGAATGGAATCGAGAGTGCGTGATGGTGTGTGGTCACTTATTCCTGGTGGCGCACATATGGAGAACTTGAAAAAGGGTGACATCATATTTTCAGCACAACAGACAAAAGATTTACTCAAGAGTGGTGCAACACCTGGTCACGCCAGAGCATATGCACAAGGTAGTCTTAGTGATATTTCTCTCACTCATGCTTTTGGTGGTGGCTCTGGATGGGGTGGATTTGGTGGTGGATTAGCCAATAAAACATCGGTTTCATCTGGATCATCTAGTTCATCTGATAGCTCTGCTACTCAGCAACATACGGATGCTGTTCAAAAAGATACATCCGCTACAGAAGATAATACCAAATCTGCAAAAGATTCTACAGAATCATTTGACTGGGTAAAAACTAAACTTGATAAATTTGCAAAATCTGTAGAACGTATTTCTAACCAGATTACGGACTACATATCTTCTACTTTCAAAACTGTGCTTCTCAAGAGACAGGTCAAAGCAGTTGAAAAGCAACTCAAGGCGAATGAACAGGGATATACTGCTTATATGGACAAAGCTAATTCTATTGATATTAGTGACGACTATAAGAATAAGGTAATCAATGGTACATTCTCAATTGAGGAAATTGACACATCTTCTGACTCTGGTAAACAGTTAGCAAAAGATATTAAAAGTTTTCAAACTTATTATAACTCTGCACAAGATTGTAAGGACACAGTACAGGAGTTAAACAACAAACTTCTGGAATTATATGAAACAATTGTAAATATGCCTACAGAAAAAGCAGAGAAAAAGATTGACAGATTAAAGACTAAACTTGAATCTCTCAATGCTGTTTCTGATACTGTTTCATTGGGTGGATCTGCAATCGCAGCAATGCAGAATCAGATTAAAGTGAATAATCCTGGTCTTGGTAATGCACAGAAGAAGCTTGATAAGGCTGAAACTGCTAGAAATATCACTAAGAAAACTCGTGCTAAAGCAAGTAAGACTTTAAAATCTGCTACAGTTGATGCAGAGTCTACAGGAAATACACTTATCAAGGAAAGTGAAAAACAGACAAAATCCATAGGCAAGAAACTGAAAAATGCCGCAAAGTCTAGTACAAATAAAGCTACTTATAATGCAATTGCACAGGCAGTCCGTGAAGGTAAAGCAGTTAATACAAAGGGGCTGAAAGGTTCTGCACTGAAATATGCGAAATCATATAACAGTTCTTTAAAACAAGGTAATACTATTGCTTCCAAGGTTAAGGCAGGCAAAACTGTTAAGACTTCTGGAATGTCAAATATATTGAAGTCTACGGCACAGGCATATAATGCTGATGCAAAAGAGAAAGCTTCTGCACAGAAAGTATATGACAATGCTAAGAAAGCAGACGAAAAAGCCTTGAATGATCTGACTAAGGCTCAGAAAAATAAAGAGAAGTTATATGCAGGTTCTACTAAGGAACAACAGATTCTTGCGACAACAAAAGGTAAGAAATCATATGTATACCAGAATATGCTTCTTACACAGGAAACTAAGAATCTCAAGGAACAGAACAAACATCGTCAGAAAGCTTTAAAAGAGACTCGTGATAGCTACATGAAGGCAAAAAGCAAGTATGATGCTGCTGATGCTGATAAAACGAAATCTCAGAATAAACTTCTGAACAATAAAACTGTCATGTCTAAGTTGAATAAAACTCAACAAAAGGCATTAAAGGCAGGTAAAACAGTAAGCACAAAAGGTATCACTGATCCTAAAGTGCTGAAATGGATTCAAGACTATAATGAAAAAGTCAAGAAATCTACGGATTTAAGCAAGAAACTTCGGATTGAACAGGAAGCTTTGGATAAAGCAACAAGTGAAGCAGCACAATCTCAGGCAGAATACGCACAGTCTATCGTAGAAAATGCAAAGAAGAAACTTGAGAATATTGCAAACTATTATGATTCCTTTACTTCTCAATGGGAAAACAGGAACTCTATGTATGAAGCATACATGGATAGGATGCAGACACAGGGTTACAATCTGAGTACGAAATTCTACGAAGCAGAGATTGGACAGCAACAGAAAATTGTTGACAATCTGTCTCAAAAGTATATCGCAATGAAACGTAATTTTGCACAGGCAGTACAGGATGGTACGATTGTAGAAGGTACGGAAGAATACTATGAGATGCAGAATGAGATTGACCAAGTTGCGATTAGTCTTAAAGAAGCACAAAACAAAGTGGTTGAGTTCCAAGCGGCAATCCGTGACCTTAAATGGGAACAGTTTGACCAGTTGCAGGATGCAATCGGTCGTATTACCAGTGAGTCAGATTTCCTTATTGACCTTATGAGCCATAAGGATATGTATGACAAAGATGGCAATATGACAGAACAAGGTCTTGCTACTATGGGATTGCATGGTGTTAACTATAATACTTATATGGCGCAAGCAGATAAATATAAGGAAGAAATGTTGAAAATCAGCGAGGAACTTGCGAATGATCCTAACAATCAGAAACTCATTGACCGTAAGAATGAACTGATTGACGCACAGCAACAAGCCATCTTATCTGCCGAGGATGAAAAAGATTCTATCAAGGATTTGATTCAGGACGGCATTGATAAACAGTTGGATGCTTTGGATGACTTGATTGACAAATATCTTGATTGCCTTGACAGTGAACGAGATCTTTACCAGTACAGAAAGAAAATTGGTGAACAATCTGAAAAGATTGCTTCTCTACAGAAACAGTTATCTTCTCTGCAAGGTGATAATTCCGAAGAGAATAAAGCGAAGTTACAAAAACTCAAAGAGGATTTGAAATCTGCACAGGATGATATGGAAGAAACTCAGTATGACAAATACGTTTCTGACCAGAAGAAACTTCTTGATGAACTCAAGCAGGACTACAAGAAAGCTCTTGATGACAGAATGGATAATGTTGACGTACTGATTTCTGATGCTATCGCAAGTATCAATAGTAATTCATCTAATATTTCTCAGACATTACAAACAGAATCTAAGAATGTTGGATATACATTATCTGGTGAGATGCAGACCATCTGGACAAGTCAGAGTGGTATTATCTCTCAGTACGGTGATGACTTCTCTAGTAAATTAACAGGTGTTAATTCTGCTATTGAAAATGTCTATAATCGACAGAAAGATATGATTGATGCTATCAATGCTATGGCTGAAAAATGGATTGCTAAAGCAGATCAGATGTTGCAACAGCCTACTAAAACAGAAGGAGTTCTTGAAGAAGTAGAACAAAAGCCAGATAAAGATAACGTTGCAGAAGGAAATCCAACACCAGATCCACCAAAAGTTAGTGATGATGAATCCATTAGGGACGCTGTGTTGGTTGATCCTGATGAACCAAAGAAAAAGCCAAATAAGAATGACAATAAGAAGACGGGTAACGGTAAAGCCGAAGTAGGCGATAAAGTTACTTTCTCTTCTGGTAGATATTATGAAGCATCTGATGGTTCTGGTGCGTCTGGTAATATGTATCTTGGCAAGAAAGTTAAGATTACACGTATCAATAAAGGTTCTAAATATCCATATGCTATTGATGCTACGGATGGTACTGAACTTGGTTGGGTAAAACTCAATCAGTTGAAAGGCTATGCTTCTGGCATCATGAGAGTTCCGAATGACCAATTAGCTTGGACACAGGAACAAGGTGAAGAAGCTATTGTCAGAAATGATGGTAGTATTCTGACTCCATTAAATAGAGATGTGTCTGTACTGAATGCAGATATGACTAAGAACTTATGGGACTTCATGGGTAATCCTGGTTCATTCTTGAGTGATTATAGTGATGGCGAGAAGTTTGGTATGAAGAATGTTGATAATTCTAGTAGTGTTGATGTTGGTGGTGTTACAATTCAATGTAATATGCCTAATGTTCAAAATGCAAATGATTTATTACATGAACTCACAACAAACAAGGACATTGAGAAAGCTATTTGTGCAATGACTATAGGTAGAGCTATGGGTGGAAGTTCATTAGCTAAATATAAATACAAGAAATAAAATTTTAGGGAACTACTCTTTCATCGGAGTAGTTCTCATTTAAAACTTTGGAAGGTTAAGGCTAATTAAATATTCAACGCATTAACGACCGCTATCTGAGCTATGGCGGTCGTTAATGCATTTCTTATCAAAAATACTACTAACAGTTTCGTAAACTATAGTAAAAATAACAAAAGATACTGTAAAATGAGTATATTTGTGTCAATTGTAATTTGACAAATTTTACACTTAAGAGACTATCTATGATTGGTAGTCTCTTTTTATATAGAAAGAGGTAATTAAATGTCAGATAAAACTGTACGAGATTTACTTGATAAAAGTATAAAACAAGATGTTGCAAAACAACAACAAAATAAGATTCAAAAAATACAAGAAAAGGTCAAAGATATAGAGCAAAATGAATCTGCTCAAATATCTGATATGGATAAAAAATATCTCAAAGATCTCAAACATCAGTGGAATGAACTTTTTATTGAAACTGTAAAAGTTAAAACACAGTATGAACTACTTATTCAAGATGTAAAACTGATGAAAGAAATTACACTTGCAATTAATAAAGGTGACACATGGAAATATAAACTTGCCAGATGGCTTGTAAGATAAATAAAAAATAAATAGTAAAGGTGGTGAAGTATGAAAGCATTAGATTTTGAGTATGATGGAACTTTAGCTTCAAGCAAAGGAATTATAGTTTGTTCATTTGATTCAGGCGATGATGAAACTATAGATTATGGTTCTAAAATAAATTTTGATGTAACATCCATAAGAAATGGAAAAGAATTTGAATTAGTCAATTCTGGATATGATGAAGCAGGTGAATTTACTTTTCAAATTTGTAAAGATCCTTATATGCAATTAAATCGAGGGAATAAATATTTCACTACTGATGAACAACGCTTTGTATATAGATGGCTAAATAGAAATGATGGCTTTCACATTTTAAAAATAATTACATCTGAAAATCAAACAATGTTATTTAAAGGAAGTTTCAATATTGAAACAATTGAATTTTGTGGAAAAGTGATTGGATTTGAACTGACATTTACTATGGGTAAACCATTTGCAACACAGGATTGTAAAACAATCACACATACATTTAAGGCAAATGAGCAATTCACTATCATAGATGAATCAGATGATATAGGATATATTTATCCTGATATACGAATTAAATGTCTTTCAAGCGGTGACTTAAAAATTATTAATTCTGTTGAAAATCGTACAACAACAATTAAGAATTGTTCTACAAATGAAGTTATTTCTGTTGATGAGAATTTAAACATATCTACTTCTCTCTCATCTCATAAATTATATAATGATTTTAATTTTGTATTCTTTAGAATTGCAAACTCTTATGAGAATAACAAAAATATCATTTCTGCAAATATCCCATGTGAAATTACAATTAAATACTATCCTGTTGCGAAAGGAGTTGGACTTTAAGAATGAACGTACATAAATTAAGAATGGACACCTCTGGCAACGTAGAGGATATTAGTTTTGTTCTAGCTAAGAAAAATGGTGATAAACTTGCCAATATTACCAATATAGATAATATTGTTGCTAAGCATTCTATGAAAGAAGCTTCTGAATTTACATTTGCTGCACACAAAAAAATAGGTGATAATATTATTAGATGTTGGAATGACATTAAAGATTTTAAGTTAGTTTGGATTCCTGAGTGGGATATGTGGTATGAAATTACTGTAGAAGTAAATGAGAAAGATGAAAATATCAAGAATGTTTCTGGTAAGACTTTAGGCGAAGCCGAATTATCGCAAATTATGTTATATGGAATTGAGATTAATACTGAAACAGATATCGCTAGAGAAGACTATAAAATACCCACAACATTTTATAATCCAGATCATCCAGAAGCTTCATTGATGGATAGATTACTCACAGATAAAGCACCGCATTATAAAATTAAACATATTGATAAAAGTTTGATGAATTTACAGAGAACTTTTACATTTGATGATACATCTATTTATGATGCACTCCAAGAAGTTTCAGAAGAACTTGATTGTTTATTTATATTTGGATGTGGTTCTGATGAAAATGGAAAACCAGAAAGAACAATTTCTGCATATGATTTGGAAGCAAATTGCGTAAATTGTGGGAATAGAGATACATTTGTTCATAAATGTCCTAAATGTGGAAGCACAAATATCATATTAGGATATGGAGAATATACAAATGTATTCATTTCAAGGGATAATCTTGCTGATGAGATTACGTATTCAGTTGACACTGATTCTGTAAAGAACTGCATGAAACTTGAAGCAGGTGATGATTTAATGACCGCTGCTATTCGATCATGCAATCCCAATGGAACAGATTATATCTACTACTTCCCAGATGAAACAAGAGAAGAAATGTCACCAGAATTGCAAGAAAAATTAAAGTCTTATGATGCCTTATATGAAAAATATCAATCTGATTATAATTTTACTATAAATGATTCTTTTGTGACAAATTATAATGCACTTGTAAATAAATATAAAACTTATGAAGAAAGTTTAAAAGATACAGAGATTAAGAATCCTATTGTTGGATATCCAAAGTTGATGCGTATTTATTTTGATACGATTGATATGGTGCAACTTTTAAGGAACAAATTAATGCCACCAGTCGATAAGCCAGATAATAACGCAAAATCACAGGGCGAATATTTGATGGCTAATCTCCCATCTTCCGCTTCTACTACTTCTCTTAAAAATCTATCTGTGTCTACTGCTGATAATATTATGGTTATGTTGGCACAATCTATCGTCAAAGGCGTTTTCAAAGTTACAGTTACAAATACTACATTGTCTAATAATGTATGGAAGGGTAAGTTTAACTTAGAGAATTATGCTGATAAAGATGATAAATTCATATCCCAGTTTGTATCAATCAGCATTAATGAAAACTATGAGTCATATGTAAAACAACGCATAGATTCTATTCTTGCTCGTTCAGATGAAAATTACTATGATATCGTAGGATTATTTAAACAAGATATGACTGTGTTCAAATCACAGTTGAAAAAGTATTGTTTAAATACATTACAAATATTCCAAAAGTGTTGCCAATCATGTATTGATATGATGGTACAGCAAGGAATTTCTTCAAACAGCACATCAAACATATATGGAATCAATACAAAAGTTTTGTATGAGAATGTATATATTCCTTATTATAATAAGATGAATGCAATTCAAGATGAGATTAAAGTACGTGAAGATGAATTGTATACGGTTGAAGGAAAATATAATAATCAAAATCAACTTGTACAAGATGGTATTCAGATTGAAATTGAAAGAATTATCACAGAAGTTCAAGATGCACTAAATTTTAAAAACTACATTGGGGTTGATTTATATAAAGAATTTAGTTCATTTATTCGTATGGATAAGTATTCTAACGATAATTATATTTCTGATGGACTCAATAATACAGACTTAATGAAAAATGCAATTGAGTTTATTACAGTTGCTACAAAAGAATTATTTAAGTCTGCTTCTCTCCAACATTCTATTACAGGAACAATTAAGAATTTCTTACGTATGAAAGAATTTGAACCTGTGACAAATAACTTTAAAAACGGCAATTGGATTTGTGTTGGAATTGACGATAAGGTATATCAATTAAGAATTATTGAGTATGAAATTGATTTCTCTGACACGCAAAATATTAGTGTTACATTTTCTGATGTTGTTTCTACACCAAATCAAGTGTTCGACATGGAAAGTATTTTAGCAAATTCTTCTAAGATGGCTACTTCTTACAATGGCGTAACTAGACAGTCTACTATCAACACTAATTTTAAGAATAAAATGAACGAAATGATTGCTAAAGGTTTAAGTATGACAAATACAAAAATCGTTAGTAATGCAGATAACCAGGATATTACATGGGATGAGCATGGATTATTATGTCGTGAGTATGATGATATTATTTCTGATTATACAGATTCACAGTTAAAAATTATTAATCATGGAATTTATATCACTGACGATAATTGGAAGACTGCAAGAGCTGGTATTGGTAATTTTATTTATTACGATCCACAAGATAAAACATATAAGGAGTCTTATGGTGTTATTGCTGATACTCTTGTGAGTAATTTAATCCTTACAAGTGAAGTAGGTATTTACAATGAGGAGAAATCTATTGAAATGGCTAAAGATGGAATCATCGTAACTACTAATACAATGAACAAAAATGTATTTACGATTCGTAAGGAAATTACTGATGATGAAGGTAATGTAACTTATGAAAGACAGTTGTACATTGATGATAATGGAAATATTAGATTAGCAGGAAACGCTTCTATTGCATGGGATAGCATTACAGGAACAGAAAATGTTGTTGTGAAAGACACTCTAAATGAGTTTATGGCTACCGTAAAAGAACAGATTGACGGCAAGATTGACACGTTCAGACAGAGTGATGATCCGTCTATAAATTGGACTGATGAAGAAAAGAAAGCACACGAAAATGATTTGTGGTATGACACTACAAATAATGTCGTGAAAATGTGGAATGGTTCTTCATGGGACGATTTTACGGGTGATGTTCCAGAATCAGTTTGGAATGAAATTAATGGTAAAGCACAGATATTTACTGATACTCCAAAAACACCTTATAACAAAGGGGATTTATGGTTTGTTGGTAGTTCTGGCGACATTCTTACTTGTGCGACTGCGAGAAAAAAATCAGAACAATATAATTCAAGTGACTGGACAAAACAGAATAAGTATACTGATGATACTACGGCAAATGGCGTAAAACAGGACTTATTAAATTTATCAAATGTTCTTGGTTATAACGGAACGAAAATTACAGGAACATATATTTATTCTCCTCATATTATTGGTGGAGAATTATCTATCGGAGATGCTTCTGGCGTTCATGCTAGTATTTCTACAACAGGCAAACTAACAGCTACGGAAGTTGATATTAGCGGTAAGATTAATGCTACAGATGGTAGTTTTAGTGGAACTCTTAATGCTGCCAAAGGAACTTTTACGGGTACTTTAAGTGCAGCTAGTGGTAGCTTTACAGGTACACTATCTGGTGTAACAGGTAATTTTACAGGTGATATTGTTGCCACTTCTATTTATGCACAAAATGATTATAGGGTATATGCAAGTGGAAAAGATAAATATATAAAAGCAATCTGGTGTGGTGATAATTGGGAACCAACAGATGGTATTGCTGATTTATACATGGGAAACCAAGATAAATCATGGATGGAATTTATAGATTTTTCTTCAAGCACGATTCAATTCACTAGAAGAACTTCTATAATTTCTCAATATGCAACGACTGCAAAAACTAATCGTTCATCTGTAAGTTGTGTGACAAATCAAGACACTACATATGTTCAGCTTCTTACTATTAGAAATGATGTTCCTGTGGAAGTGAGGTTACAAATTGCGAGTGATAGCGGATTATGTTTTGTCCCAGGTGATGTAAATGATAGTACATTGACTTACGATGAATCAATTAAGCTTGGAACGAAAAGCCATAAATGGATGCAGGTTTGGACTAAAAATCTGTATGCGAATGGTGATACAGTTAGATTCTCTGGAATACAAGAGAAATCTAGTGCAAAGAAACATTTAGTTATAGATGATAATGGTAATGTTGGATGGACAACTGGAAATAATTCTGGTGATACGGGAACATCTAACTATGATTCTCTCACTAACAAGCCACAAATCAATGGACACACTTTAGCAAGTGGAAATAATACATTATCTGATTTAGGAATCGCCGCACGATCACATTCTCATTCTAAGTTAAATAACAGTTCTCCTGTAGATTACAAAGGATTTGGTCATTGTCATACTGTAATTATGAATAGTAATCATAATATGTGGATAGCTATTAATAATGATAATATACCTGCTTTAACACCATATAAGTTAAAAACATCAACTACATACACTGATGTTGATACATATTCATTAGATAAAGGTGGTACTTGTAATCTAGGAAGTACAGATGCACCTTGGAATGCTGTATATGCTAAAAATTATTATGATGAATATGGAAATAAGATTTCTACAGGCGGTGGTTCAATTAGTCTTAAAATTGATGGAGTTACACGTAGTTCTGGATTTACGAATTATAACCTTGCAACGCAAGATTGGGTGACTGGTAAAAGATATTTAACTCAGCATCAATCTCTTTCTGGATATGCTACTACAAGTTGGGTTAAAGGTGCATTTGGTGATACATTAAGTATTTCAGGAAATACATTATACTTAAAAAATTATAATGGTTCTCAATTAAGTTTCGTTACTTTACCAACAAGTTCTAGTAGTGGTGGAAATTATGCTCCATTAAATCATACACATGATCATTTAACAGGATCATTTGATGTTACAGTTGGTTCATCAACAATGTATCCAGATGGTGATGGTTCATATTCATGTGGTAGTAGTGGGCATAGATGGAAATATGTTTATGCATCTAACGGTATAAATACGGGTTCTGATGAGTATATAAAAGATGATATTAAAAGTATTAATATTATCTCATCTATTGACAAGTTTTATATGTCATTAAATCCAATTCAGTATAAATTTAAACAACGTCCAAATGATGATGAAATACCTAAAATACATTTTGGATTTGGAGCAAGGGAAACAGAAAGACATTTAAAGGAAAATAATTTTGAATCAGAAAATTATAGTATGGTTACAAAATCTATTTTAGATAAGCCTAATTTTGTTGGACGTACTGATGAATATTCAATGAATTATCTTGAATTTATCTCTCTTAATACTCACATGACACAGAAAGCACATCGTCGTATAGACTCTCTCACAGAAGAAAATCAAAAACTCAAAAACACTATTTTCTCATTACAAGGGGAAATCGCAATCATAAAACAAAAATTGGAGGAATTGGTATGATTAAAATTAACACAACAACTAACGTAAATGCAAATATTTATGTTGGAGAAGCAGAAAATCAAAAGAATGTCGCTTATGCAAATGCATCTGTAAGTAAAAATGGTGACGTTTCGATTACCAAATCCATTCAGGATGGTGAAGCATTCAAAGCTAATAAAGAATCGGTTCTGAAAGATTTCGCAGAATTTGAAACTTATGTATACAGCTTAGTAGATACTGCTGAATAAGATATAAATACATAAATCATTGCAACAGACTATGGATTAATTTCTGTAGTCTGTTTTATTATGCACAAAATCAAGGAGAAGAAATTATATGAAATATAGAAATATTGAAATCATTAATGTAATTAACTTTCTAAATAAATTTGGCGATATGAAATTACCTGCAAAAATTAGTTTTGCTATCATTAAGAATCAAAATTACTTCAACAAGGAATATAAGGATTATACCGATGTTCTGCAAAAGACATATGAATCTTATTCAGACCACTTTAAGAAAGATAAAGAGGGGCAAGTTGTTGTAAATAAATCTGGTATTCCAGAACTTGATGATAAAGATATTGCCAATAAGATGTACGAGGAAATCAATGACTTACTCTCTCTTGAGGTTGAAGTAGGAAGATTTTACATTGATGAGTCTACATTTGACTATGATGATTCAAAATATGATGTATTAACTCCAAAGGATATGTTTGCCTTAATGGACTTCTTATGTCGTAAAGATGAGGATAAAACAGAATGACAGAACAAGAATATAAACAGAAAGAAGCAAAAATAAAAGAACGTAATAAAAATATTACGATGAAACGGAAACTTCATCGGATGAAAAAGAGTAGATTTCCAAAGCTCAAGAAACCAAGCACAAGTAAAATTGTGCTTTTTATTGTATTCATAATTTGTATTCAGATACTTTGTTTTAGCGAATATATGGCTATTACTACAGGTGATACAAGTTATATGTACGCATTAATTGGTGTTCCTTGTACATTAATTCCTACGATCATTGCGTATTATGCAAAAGCTAGTAAGGAGAACATGGCAGGAGGCATTACATATGATATGGCTATGTCACAACAAGCAGACTACTCTTCCACCGTTGATGAACAAACTGACAGTGATGGTGCTGTTGGATAATAAATAACACAAGGGCTAACCATTAAGTAATCAAAAGTATAGAGATATATACTTAAACATAGATAAAAGTGGACGCATTATGTCTTTTATTTATGGCTTAATGATAGGTCTCAAGCCTGAGTGACTGCTACTATCGAAAGGTATGTTGCAGATATGAACTATGTTAGGTAGTAAGGTCAAGATGATAACACGGAAACACATGTCCTCTACTTGACCTTGGCAAGAAGAAAAATTCTCCGAAAGGAAGGTGTCAGAAATGACAAATTATGCTTTTGTGTTAGATGCTAATGGAAAGCAATTAGCACCAACAAAAGAACAGAAAGCTTGGTTCCTTATCCGTAAGAAGCGAGCGACATTGGTAAGTAAATATCCAATGGTAATCCAGTTAAAAAAGGAAATTTCAGATGAACAAATTTGCAAAGATGAAATCTGTTGTGGAATTGATGATGGTGGGATTCATGTAGGTTTAGCTTTAGTTCAGAAATGCAAAACAAAAAATAAGGTTGTTTTTAAAGGAACCATTGAGCAGCGTAATGATGTAAAGCATCTTATTGAAGTAAGAAAAGGTTATAGGAATTATCATCGCTTCCATAAAAGATATAGACAAGCAAGATTTAATAATCGAAAATCTTCTAAACGAAAAGGTCGAATAGCACCAAGTATTTTCCAAAAACGTCAAGCTACTATAAGAGTTATAAAGCAACTTAACAAATGGATTAATATAGCAAATTATTCATTGGAAGATGTAGCTATTGATATAAGAGCATTAACTGATGGCTATAAATCATATCGGTGGCAATATCAGCAATCAAATCGATTAGACGAAAATATCCGCAAAGCGGTTATTTTAAGAGATGGTTGTAAATGCATGGAATGTGGAAAGTCTAATTGCAGGTTAGAAGTTCATCATATCAAGCCCAGAAGATTAAATGGCTCAAATACTTTAGACAATTTAATTTCATTATGTGAAAAATGTCATCAAAGAACAGAAGGACAAGAAGAATTATATATGGATAGATATTTTTCTATATTAAGCTCTACAGATAATAAGAATCTTGATTATGCACAGCATGTAATGATTGGCAAAAAATGGTTAAGAGAACAGTTATCTGAATTAGGAACATTAATATTAACTACTGGGGGAGACACAGCTAATAAACGTATTGATTGGAATATTGAGAAATCACATGCTAATGATGCTATTTGTATAACTGGTTTGCAACCAGATGCCTGTAATGTGAAAGAATGGACTATTAAACCTATGCGTAGAAAAAGCAAAGCAAAAACAGATAATGTTTTAGGGATTAAGCATAGAGATTTAGTGGAGTATACATTTAAAAATGGAGAAACACATAGAGGATATGTAACTGCGTTATATCCAAAACAAAATGCAATAAATTTTCAAAGTCCTACAAAACATTGTAAGAAAGTTAATGCAAAGAAGTGTAAATTAATCTGGAAATATTCCAAAATATACTGGTTAGACAATGTGTTGTAAACACTCTTGTCTATGCTTATACACAATTAATTATATATTTTAAAGGAGGACGCATATGGATATTTTAAATGGTATCAAAAATTTCTTATCTTTAATCAATGATAATTGGACTACTATCTTAGTTATCATTGGTTTGGCTTTAGCTTTATGGAAAAAAATTGAATCATATTCAAAACTCTCCACAGACAAGAAAATTGAAATTGCTAAGAAACAGATTTCCGAAAATATCTTAAAACTGATTACTCAGGCTGAAAAAGATTATGCCGAATGGGAAAAGGCAGGAAGTATTAAACGTAGTGAAGTAATCAGTGAGATTTATAAGGAATATCCTATTCTTGCAAAAGTTGTAAATCAAGAAGAACTTGTGAAATGGATTGATGAACAGATTGATAACGCACTCCCAACATTGAGAGATATTATTAAGGAAAATGAAAAAGATAAATCAGATACAGGAAAGTAATGAGGTGAATAATCATGGACAAAAATATGGCGAATCGTGCTTGTTGCGATTTAGATATCCGAGATTATTACACCAAAGCTCCTGTTATGCGTGTCGACTTCTGCAATACAACAACATATGGGTTTAATTCTGATGCCGTTTTTGCAAGAAGAAATGGTTCAAAATATATCAAATTTGAATCTCCACTTGAAGGTAATATTGACATTACATTTCAAGTACATCCATTTAAAGTATATTCTCTATTAAATGGTGGTCAAGTATTAACTGATGCAATTATTGTAAGGCGTGAAAATATTACTGCTTCTGTAAATGGAAAACTTATTTTACAGCACTCTCCTATTATGGGGAGTGTTTTTGTATATACAGATAATGATTTTACAGGTAAAGAAATAAAAGGTTCTGTTGCGGACAAAACATTTATTGCGCAAACAACTTCTGATATTAAGTCTGGTCAAACTTATGTCGTTGGTTATCTTGAAAATAAAGCGGAAGATGTAAAACGTATAGCATTCAATAATCGTAATTATTCTTCTGCTTATTATATTCAAATGATAACTGCTAGCAAAGATGAAGATGGTGATGATGTTGGAATGCGATTAATTGCATATAAATGTTATCCAAAACGTGAATTGGAAATTAATTTTTCTTCTGATGATTCACCTGCTGAAATTACAATGTCATTTGAATGTTTTCAAGATGAAGATGGAAATATCATGGATATGGTTGCACTTGATGAGGATGAAGAAGATGAATATGAAGATATTTGGATTAATTTCACGACAGGCACATTGGAAACTTACTCACCTACTTATTATATACAAAATGGATATCTATTACAAAACGAAGTAAAGGAGGATGGATATTAATGGCTGCAAAAAATCTCGGAAAAGTTTTTATGACTCCAAAAGGTCAATGGGATAAAACTTTAAGTTATACAAAATTAGATATTGTAACAAATAAAATCGGGAAAATCAGTAGTGGATATATTGCTACTACTGACATTCCAAAAAATACAGCAATTAGTGATGCTAAGTGGTTAAAATTATTTGATCTTGTTGACGGTGATGTTACAGACGAATATAAAGCATTACAGAAAGATGTAACTAATAAGGCTACAAATGTTGATACAAATAAAAAAGCTGTAGATACGATTTATACTGCTATGCAAAAGTTGTACGATGTAGAGATTTCTACTACTGCTCCAACTAATGAGCGTACAGGACTGTGGGTGAACCCTGATGATGAACAATCAGTAAATATTCCAGAGTTAAAAGATAATGTAGTAAACACAACAGACACATGGAGTTCACAAAAAATCTATACAGAACTTCAATTCCTATTGGCAAAAATCACAGCATTAGAAACTAAAACACAGACTATATCAGATGCAGATGCCGCTGCATATTTAGGAGGAAATTGACATGAGCGATGAAATTAAGGTAAATTCTGAAAATACCCCCCCCCGCAAAAATTTGGCAACTTTAGGGCAGGTTAAGGATGCTTTGGATAAGAGAGACGAAAAGATTGCTTCACTAAAGGAAGATATAGGTGAGATTCCTAAAAAACAAGGATATCTAAGCAGTTATGTTACAGATAGTACTATAAAAATTAATAATGAAATTTATGATGTTACGACTATTATAGATGGACTGTTAAAAAATGGATGTAAAAAAATCGTAGTAGATGTTGATTGCTATGTTCAGAGACCAATTATTCCGAACAACGGATTAGAAATAGTCGGAAATGGTAAAAGCGTTATTTATTTTGAATATGGAGATGGATTTAATTTTTCGGAGGGTAGCGACAACGCATCCATACATGATTTAATAATAAAGGGATATAACATACAAGATGATGTAAAGGTTAAAGACAACTGGCTCATCAACATATCAAGTGATTTACATAATGTCAAATTGTACAACTTGGATATAGAGAGCGGTTATAACGGTATAAAGATAAATGGATGGATAAATAATTATCAAAATATAATTGTTAGTTATTTTAAAGGAATTGGCGTTTATATTGGAAGAAGTGACAACACTTTTAACACTTTTTATATAAACGGTTGCCGAAAAGAGGGCTTATATATTTCATCCAGTAATAACAGAATTGATAATATAAAGATATTATCATGCGGGGAAAATTCTGATTCTTCTTGTTTTTTTAAAGGTAATAGGAATACTATATCGAATGTAGAGATTCAAGATATATATAACAAATGTGCGATATTCGAGAATTTTAATAATAATATATTGAACATTAACTTAGATGGGATAAGAACACACATTACGGACGACGCATCAATCGTACTTGCTGAATTTGTAAATTGTAGCAGAAATGTTATCAATTTAATTTCATCAAAATATGGTTCTAGCGTTAATGACTCGTCTAAGGACGATATCATAAGTTTAAATAGCAATTGTAATACCAATTCATTGATATTATCATCATTGAAAGTCGCATTGCAGGATGGTGGAGTGAAAAATAACATAACGGTGTTAAAAAACGATATTGTTAGTTACAATATTGATAAAATTTTGACTCTGGAAGAAACATACAGTGCAAAAAAACCGACAGCGATTAATTATGTTAAGTGTACTAATGTATCTAATGAATATAGCGATGCTATGTACGCTTTTAAAAATAATGGAGATGTTAATTACAGCGGGCCTAGGTTCACGTTAAAAGAAAAACAGAAACTTTTTTGTGTGGTGGTCTTATCTTCAAACACCGCCTATAATGAGCAAACACAAGCAACTCTTATGTTAACTGATCAACAAGACAATATGAATCATACTAAAAGTATCGGAAATCTTGAAAATAACCAAGTTCTTACTTTAATAGGGGCTGATGATGCATCACTTTTGCCATGGGCTGTATTAAATAACGTGATGAATTCAAGCACGATAACGAAAATTAAGTATATAGGTTTTTTTGATTTTAAGAATTATTCTGCCATAATGTCTGATATTATTAATTAACTAAAGAGGGCTTTAGTTAACTAACAAAACGGGCAGAAGAAACACTCTCCTGCCCTTCTCTCTTATTTACCCAAGTCTAACAACCTATGCAAATAAGAATCAGTTTGCAACGCATCAGGACTCTCATCATCATTGACAACTACAAGTTTATTTGTTTCATTTTCAATGATTTGCCTGATATAATCAAACACATGGAGTGTATGGATGAAACTTTGCATTTGTTCATATGTAATCATGTGGGCTTCATCTGTTATCTCAAATATAAGGATCTTTAGACCTTTTCGATGTTTATATGTGTTAATGAATTCATTAATCTTTTGTTCATCAGATGTATTTAACTCGTCTACCACATAGCTTTCGATATGGTCAATCCTTATACAAAGTAACTTGATGTAATTTTTAATCTCATATAATGCCATATTTACCACCTCCTTTCTTGATAGGGAAATTATACCTGATTGAAAGGCACATTTCATTGTAAAAAATTTGGTAAATATGGAAATGTTTGGATGCTATTTTAGCATCTATTTTTAATTTTACAATTAAAATATTGAAAATTTTTAACCACCACAATTTAGGAGGTATTTATACAATGATAAAAATGAATTTAGGATCAGCTAAAATTCGTGATCCAAAAACAAAACAATTTAATCCAATTGCAGGATTAATTGGAGAATCCGCTTATCAGACTGCCGTTAGATTAGGAACTTTTAGCGGAACTGAAAAAGAATGGAATGATTATATCAAAACAGAGCGTGAAAAAGCTCTTGAAGATATTCGTAAAGCAGGTGAGGAGTTATCCACTTATATCTCTGTGCAAACTTTTGTTGATGTTAAGCAGAAAACACCACATATTGATACAGTAAAAAATTATTATAATTTACAGCGTACAGGTAAAGTTTACCAAACAAAAATTTGGAAATTCGCAACTAATCCCACTTCTACAGGTGAAAAACTCTTAGATAATGCAGGACTTGAATTTGTTCCATCTACTGATACTACAGAAGGAAAAGACGACTATCTCAATGGCAATCATCCTATGTTTGAGTGGGTGCATTGTAATTACAAGCGTAATGATGATGGTACTGCTTATCCTGTCGCTACAGAGTATGACAGCAACTATGCTACTACAGGTGCAGTTGATGTAGGTGCTATGCAGATGAGCTTCTACTGGAATTGGGACGCTTCTAATCCAGAGTATGATCTTGTTACGATTTCTGATATGCCTAATACAGAATATGGTCTGAAACCGTGGACAGAATGTAAACGTGCTAATGGTACAGTTCTTCCATATTGTATCGGTTCTGCTTATGTATCAGGTATTGCTTCTGATGGACTACTGAGAAGTCAGCCTGGATTAAAACCTGAAAGAAATCAGAGTCATAACAATATAATTACTAATTATCAGAAAAAAGGTAAAGGCTATTGGGGAGCTGGCGCAGAAAGAAATACATTCCAGATTCTTTTTAACATTATCAAGGGTGCGACAAAGAATAGTCAGAGTTTATTCCAGGGATGTACATCATACAATTTCCAATATTCTGCTTCTGTTCAATCTGCGGACGCACATACATATTTTCCACTAACAAATGCACAGGCGCAAAATATTCTTGTTGGTTCTTATGTGTCAGTTGGTTATGGACAACTTAATGATACTAAGAACGGTGTAAATAATGACCGTGGAGTAACGAATATTCATAAATACGCAGATGATGTAAAAGTGTTGCGTATAGAAACACTTGATGAGAATAATAAAGCTGTATATCTTGATATTAAAACAGGATTTAATACCACTCCTATTAAATTATCTGATACTGTGAATGCTCCTATTACAATCAGTTCTATGCATTGGTGGTCAGGAACTACCGATACTGTTATTGGTCGTCATGATGGTTCTCCTGTGTCTAATACTGATGGAAAACATGCATATAGAGTACAGGGACGTGAGTATGCAGTAGGTGCTTATCTTATTGCTTCTGACACAGTTATGGATTTCCAGAGCGATTATAGCAAGAAAGTATATATTGCTCCAAAAGGTCTTGCTCATAGTTCTTCTGATGCAACAATTAGAAGTAAATATACATGTATTGGTACAATTCCTGCTAATCCAGATGGAAAAGGATCTGATTATTGGATTGGTGACATTTCAGTTGATGTTAATACTGGTGGATGGTTCCCATCCGCAAAAGGTTCTTCAAATTCTCAAGGTTGGGCTGATATGCTGTACGCAGGTGGTACAAGTACTTCTGGCACTCGTGAATACCTGATGGGCGGTTTTCTCTGGGTTGGTTCGGATGCGGGCTGTTCTTTCTTGTCTTGCGGGGGCTGGCTTGGCTGGACTTATTGGCATTTCTGCGCCGCCGATTAAAAATAGGTCGTCTGAAAGGGTGAATTTTCGAGCAAGTTTGCGAAGCAAACGCAGAGAGAAAAGAGGGGAACTCTTCCCCTCTTCTAAAAAGAAAAGGATATAATACATGAAACAAATTTGGACACCTGAAAAAGTAAATATATTTAATGCATCTGTAGATGAAATGATCACTAAATTACCGCCTAACCAAGCGATCGCATTTACGGATGGAGCTTACTCACAAAATAAGAATAAAGCTGGGTATGGAGTTGTTTTATTTACTCAATGGAATAAAGAAACTTATGACAAAGTATTCCGATGGAATACGCAATCACATAAAGAAATAATTAAGCTTCATAATGTCGCCGCCGAATGTGAAGCTGTGAAGTTCGCTGTTCAAAAAGCTATAGAAAAAGGCATTCAAAAAATAACAATTTTTTATGATTATGAAGGTATTTTAAAGTGGCTAACAAAAGAATGGGGAACGAATACAAATTATACTGAAAGTTATGTAGATGAAATGACTCTGTATTCTCAACAAATAAAAATGGGGTTTGTTAAGGTGAAATCCCATGTCGGAATTATATATAATGAATTGGCTGATGAAATTGCGACCAACGCATTATTGAAACCTTAAATAAAAAACGGTCTTGTGTTACGGGCGGTAATCTCAGGAATGGTTCGAATGCAGGCTGTTCTTACTTGAATTGCAGGAACAGGCTTGACAGGACGAATTGGAATTACTGCGCCGCTAATTGTATTTACAATTACAGATCTTTAGTAACACATTTCGCACTTTTAAAAAGTGTTCAGGAGACTGACGTAGCCGGATGGCTAAAATGATTTTTATAGACCAACTCTGCTTTCATAGGGAGCACTTTGATAGTGGGGCTTAGTAGTACTTACGAAAAGCCTTTTAAATACAATCGTATAACGATGTATATATACAAAAAGATAAAAAGGAGGAACCTGTTGATAATGAAACGATATTGTAAAAATATCGACATAACTGATCGTAATTTAATTTCAAAAGCAACGTATAAGTGTTTGAAAGATAAATATACACGTAATGATACATTAGAGTTATTATCTGGTATTTCTGGATTGAGGAAATGTCAAATATATAACATTCATTATCGTTATGGTAGAAAAGCTTTAAAAGTATTTATTGAGTTTTTAATAGATACTATTCGTTCAGAACTTATCAGCAAATCTATATCATTTCCACCAATCTGGTACAAAGAAAAGATTGATCCTTCTTCTCATAAAATCCGTAATATAGGAATCCAACATGTAAAACAACAAATATATGATTATATTGCAATTGAAGGACTTAAACCATTATTATGTCGCATAGGCGTTCATCAGTATGCTTCTATCAAGGATAGAGGATGCTTAAAAGGCTCTCGTATAATACAAAGATGGATGCGTAATAAATCTCTTAAATATTTTTCTAAACTGGACATTCGTAAATGTTATCCATCTATTCCACAGGATAAGTTAATTCAATTCTTAGAAAAACATATTAAAAACGATATGTTAATGTGGCTTATCAAAGAACTTGTTAATAGCTTTGAACAAGGCTTATCTATTGGCTCTTTTCTTTCTCAATACCTCTGTAATCTGTATCTATCCCAAATATATCACTTTATAGGACATCTACACAAAGTAAGAAGACATAAAGATGGAACTAAGTCTTCTATTCGTCTTGTATATCATAGATTATTCTATATGGACGACATATTAATGATCGGTACATCAGCTAAAAACATGCATAAAGCAGTCAAGGAAGTTATTAAATATTGTAAATCTCTTGGTCTGAAAATAAAAGAATCATGGTTTGTGAAACAGATGCCTTTTGCCAATAAGAAATGTGACGGAGCATTTATAGATATGATGGGATTTAGAATCTATAGAACTCACATTACTGTCCGTAGGCGTGTATTCAAGAGGATTCGTAGAATAGCTATGCGATTATGGAAACGAATAAAAACACATCATAAGATTTTTGAATCACATGCAAGAAAAATAATCTCCTACTGGGGATTGTTAAAAAATAGTAACTCAACAAAAGTAATTCAAAAATATCACATTAAAGATATTATGAAAATTTGTAAAAAGGTGGTAAAAGAATATGACAAAATCTCGCTTTATGGAAAAGCAGCCTTCTGTTAAGGTTGTTGAAAAAGATAAGGTGTATGTGTACATCTGTCTAAATGAAAAGGAAGTTACAGAAGATCATATAAATAGTGCAGAATCTGCCGAACCTGTAACTATGTATGAATATGATTACAACGAAATCATTGAAGATATTGGAATTCTGGATATTGATGATGTGAAAACAAATCCAGAAAAATATCTCAATTATAAAAAAGCAGTTGAAAAGACTGACAAAGAACGTATTGCCGAACTTGAAGCAATGAATGCAGAACTGTCTACTACTGTAGATAGTATCTTAACTGACGTATTGCCCACTCTTATGAGTGTGTAATTATATAACTCTATTAATAGAAAGAACATAGAAAGGAATGAAAGATATGACAACATTTATCGCACGTATGATTATGAAAGAAGCAGACAAAAGTATTGAAGCAGGTCAGAAGAAATACAGAGCGTATTTCGTGAAAACTAAACTGTATAAGAACTGGAAGGAAGATGTCGATACTATTCTCATCACAGATAATTATGATGATGTTATTGTTGAGGCATGAATAAAACGAATATATAAACTTTTGTCGAAGAGGTGAGATACCTCTTATTTTTATGCTCAAATTTAGAGGGAGTCTTGTATTATAGCAAGGCTCTCTATTTTTATAGAAAAATGAGGTGATATTATGGCAGAAATCAAAGGTATTGATGTTTCCAGATGGAATGGAAAAATCGACTGGAAAACTGTTGCTAATTATGGAATGGGCTTCGCTATCCTAAGAATCACAGAAAAAGGGAATATTGTTGATAGCACATTCGAATCAAACTACAAAGACTGCATTGAGAATAAGATTCCTGTTGGAGTCTATAAATACAGCTATGCTACTACTATTGCTCAGATTGAAGATGAAGCAAATGTAGTTATTAAAACATTGAATAAAAGAAAACTGGATTATCCAGTGTTTCTTGATATAGAGGATAAATGTCAGGAGAATTTATCTGACAGTTTAATGATGAAAATGATTGAAGCGTTTAGAGCTATTATTATCAAAGCTGGATATAAATTTGGTATTTACTGTGGTTATTCTTGGTATCAGTATCAACTACCAGAAGGTGCTAAAAAGTACGATTGCTGGGTTGCCCGATATCCTAATAATGATACCGGTGAATTACAGGAAAGATTAAGAGTTCCTGCTTCTTCTGGTGTTATTGGATGGCAATACTCTAGTAAGGCAACCATTCCCGGTATTCCAACAAAAACCGATCGAAGTGTGTTCTATAAAGACTATTCTAAATCTTCTACTACTTCTACAAACTCTCCCAAGCCAACAACTACACAAGGAAGTGATACTATGAATAAAGATAAAGCTATTGATGCTCTTATTGTTACTGCTCAAGCAGAAATTGGATATATGGAAAAGCAATCTAATGCACAACTTGATGATAAAAATACCAACGTTGGGGATGGTAACTATACAAAATATTGGAGAGATTTAAAACCAATCTATCAAGGACAACCGTGGTGTGCCGTATTTGTTTCATGGATTATGTATAAGACTTTTGGTCTTGAAACTGCAAAAAAATTACTCAAACATGAGAATGATTTTCCATATGTTTATTGTCCTACTCTTGGAGCAAGATTCACAAAATATGCAAATCCTCAACGTGGGGATATTGTAATTTTTTATCGTAACGGTACATTCGCTCATACTGGCATTGTTACTAAAGTTGAGGGTGATAAGTTCTATACAATTGAAGGAAATACAAGTAATGGAAGTACAATAATAGCCAATGGCGGGGAGGTATGTTCCAAGCATTATAATAATTCAAATCTCCCTGGAACAAAATTCTGTCGTCCAGATTATTCTATCGTCAAATCAATTATGAACTCATCTTCTACTTCAAAACCATCCCAAACAACCTACAATAAATGGGTAGGCGCAGCCACAAAAAATGGCACAGATGTATTCACAAATTCTACAGGAACATCAAAATTATCTACATATCCAAAGCTAAATAAAGGTAATTTAGTAGATGTAATTGGTGTATCTGGAACACGTTATCAAGTGAAAATTGCAGATAAATTTGTAGGTTATGTTGAGAAAACTAACATCAAAGATCCTAATGCAGTTGTTACAAAACCTAGTGCTTCTACAAGTAAACCTGCAAAAAAAGGATATAACAAGTCAGAAAAATGGAAAGGTGTTATTATCGCTAAATCTGGGTTAAAAGTTAGAAAAAGCCCAGGAACATCTAATGCAGATTTAGAGTGTTCCTTTAGTCCATTAAAATATAATACACCAGTTAGCGTATGTGATAGTACGACAGGTTCAGATGGTAATAAATGGTATTATATTTGTTATAAAGGTAAATATGGATTCTCTTCTGCTAAGTACATTAAGAAGAAATAATTTTAGCTTTTTGCGGAAAGGATTGAGGGGTATGAGATGATTAGTACATTAAATGAAATAAATTCACAGGGGATATTTACAATTATCCTCTGTGTAACATTAGTGCTTCTATTGATTGTAGAAGGTACTAAATTATGGAAAGGAACGCTCGAATCACTTGACTTGAAGTCTGGTAAGGAATTAAGAGAAAACGCCGTAAATGAACGACTAGACACATTAGAAAGTGAATTAAAAAAAGTCAAGACAACATTTCTGGATAATCAAAAAACATATCATGGACAGAGTATTGAAATTCGTAATAATCTGCAAGCAAATCAAGAGAGTTTAAGCAACCAAATGACAGAACTAAAACATCTATTTATCAATAAAGAAATTGACGATATGCGTTGGGAAATGTTAGATTTTGCAAGTGCGATTATGAATCACCGTAGATGTAGTAAAGAACAATACGATCATGTTATTGACACATATGTTAAGTATGAAAAAATTCTGGAAGAAAACGGGATGGAGAATGGTCGAGTAACATCTTCTATGGAATTTGTAAATGACAAATATAAAAAATTAATGAGCGTTGGGTTTGACCACGATAAATTAGAAGAATAA